TACCAGGAAAGAAATTTGGTCGTCGTACAATGCACCGAGCAAGCATCGCAATCAGCATTGACCAATCAGGATCGGTTAGCGATGAACTATTAGGAAAAGTATTTGATTGGCTTGGGGAACTAGCAAAGTTTTCAAGCTTCACAGTAATACCATTTGACCATGAGGTCTTCGAGGAAAAGATTTATGTTTGGAAGAAAGGCGAGAAACGTGCAAGAGAGCGCGTCTTACATGGCGGGACATGCTTTGATGCTCCTACAAAGTTTGTCAATAAGGGAAAGTTTGACGGTCACATTATCATTACTGACATGATGGCTCCTGCTCCTGTTCATTCAAAGTGCCAACGAATGTGGATCACTGATAAATATGGCGCTAATCGCTCTTATGGCGGACACAAGCCAAAGAGTGAAAGGGTGTTGGTGTTATAATGAAAGATGTCGCGGCTATAAAAATAAAAAGAGAAAAAGCACTCGGTATGGTCACAGCATCAATGGCTGTGATTCTACAGATCTATGACTTAACCTTGAGTGCTGAGATCATCGCGGAGGCAAAGAAAATATATGGCACACCACTGATAGAAACTTTAATGAACGAACTAATATCATCGGGTTATGCTACAGATTTAAAAACATTACCAGAAGATATCTTACAACAACGTGCGATGCTTAATATGATTAAGCCTTTGCCCCTAACATGGATGAAGACCAGGAATTAAAAAAGATGAATGAAACCAATAACATGAATACAGAACCAACAATCATTGTGGACCTAGAAGTTCTCGCAAGAGAAGTTGCGCAACCTGTATTGCTAACGCAACCAGCGCAGCCAAAGAAACGTGGACGACCAGAGAAGATAAGCAAGGAGATGTTTACTGAAGCGTGGAACAATTGCAACAGCCTGAAAGAAGTGTCTGAACTGTTGGGTGTGCCAGCGTTGAGCGCAAGCGTGAAAGCTTCCAACCTGCGGAAGACTGGACGCAATTTAAAAATGTATAAGCGAGGAGCAAAGCGCAAGACAGCTTGCGTGTAGCAACCTAGATTGACAGCGCAACCGGGGTTGCGGGTTACGGGGCACCGACCCCAGCCCCCTCCCCGGAATGTATGTCCGGGGGGATGACGGGCCCGGCAAAAAGTGCGCTAGGTACGTTCACTATGCGGCTGGAAATTTTGGAGATATGAGAGCATGATCAAAGAAGAATTCAAGAAACTTAAAGTTGGCGACCTACTAGAATGGAACAATACAGTCACAACTAATACAAACCCTTTCGGCGTCGTAACACAATCCAATCATAGTTTTCAAAGCGCAAACACGCAAATCATGAAGTTTCACCAAGTCTTAATCAAATGGAGTAATCACGATGATATTTGCATATATCACGAATTTGATTCTCACACCTTGCAACTTCTCACACTAATCGCGGAGGCAAAAAAATGAGCGAAAATATATTTGACAGATTTGACATTGGCGATTTGGTAAAGCATACGAATTGGGGCGGCATAAAAGACGGTAAGCGTAACGCTCTCATAACCTATGGCGTGGTGTCTGCAATAAGAACACACGAAACACCAATCCTCCCAGAACGAAAAGTAGAAGTTACAATTCAATACATTAACGATTATCTGTCAAAGGTACATTACGGCAATCGCAATTCAGATCACTTGACCAAATTAATAATTATCGCAAAAGGCAAAACCAATGCTAAGAAAAACAGATAATAAATCACTCCTTGACAGATTCGATATTGGTGATCTTGTTAGCAGCGGAATCAGAATTAAACCAATTCACGGGATCGTGATAAAACTTAAAAAACATAATTATCCAATATCCGGCTTGCACAATACCGGAGTTAAAATCAAGTGGCTCAAACACACCGGGGAAATCCGTGAAATGTGGTATTTGTTGGACGAAAAAAATTGGTGGATCAAAAAAATTGTGATTTTAGCCAAAGCCCGTCGAAATTCGTAAGGGTATCCACAGAAAAGATCAATAAATCGACATAATGTAGGGTTTACCTGCTTGACCGACATAATAAATTAATGCTATATTATAGGTGAAGGTAAGGGATGAAAGAAAAAATAAAAGCAATTCTAATCGCGGTCTTGACGGTCTTGACAATCGGGTCGGCAATCGCGTTAGTCGATAACCCCAAACCAAACAACCTCAGTGCGAGCATTACTCGCGAGATTAACTTAACAAAGTGGCTGAATAAGCCAAGGAAAAAATAACATGCTAAACGAAAAAAAACAAAACGAAATTCGAGTTCTCGCAAAATACTTGCGTTTAGAGATCAGCAGCCTAGAAGATCTGGATTTCGTCGTCAAAGAATTATTCAAGGGTAGGGCTGAAGTTTTGCCGGACAATCAAGGTCAATTAAACATTTATACCGGGCATACTTTTGGTATGCATACAGGCGATATTACTTGCTTGGAAACCAAAGAATTTTTGGACTCTTAATCTTAACCCTTTAACCGGCTGGACAAGCCAAGGAATTAAACAATGTTTGGAATTCTAGAAAAAATGGACAAGTTCTCAAGTGAGACAATGACAAGCGAGGAAAAAATCTCGTTTATGCAAGAGATCATTAATAATGGAATGGTTTGGGATATGCACCAAAAGTATATCGCTCAAGCTTCTCAATATTTGAGTGATGGTCAATGCCATTATGCCTTTATGGAAAACATGGTCAATCCTGTTAAAAGCGAGACTGTAAAATAATGTCTCAATTTTCAACAAAAAACAAAAGTTGCGTTTGGTTCTTCCTTGGACACGATCTAAGTGCGGACGATCCAAAACTTTTAGAATTGTTGAAAAAATACAAAGTCAAAGCCGACTTCCGCGTCTATCGTGGTCGCTCGGCTGTCTTTGTCAATAGCCCTTATCGAATTGGTTCAATTCGAAAACGATTATGGGGAGATCCTTGGGCAATCCATTCCGATTGGCTGGCAGAAGACACGCGATACCGTGAGGAAAAAAATAATGATTAAATCAAATGTTAAAGATGGAAGTTTTGTAAAGCATACAATTGGCGAAACGCTTGAGGCGGGATGGCTGGTTCAAATTAAGCGTCCTGGTGAGTTTACTACAAGTGAACTTGGTTTTGGTGATGGTCCTTATCTGGGAATTGTGCTTAAGCGCGATGATAATGGTGCGTCCAAATATTGGCGGATACTTTTGCCAAATGGAAAAAAGCCAATCGTGAAACCTGATGAAGTTGAGTTGATCGCGGGGTAATGCGAATGTCTGTGGAAGAAAAAAATAAACCAACAATGTACAAACCTGGTGACTTGGTTAGAAATAGAACTTTAAATGTTGCGGGCGACGACTGGGAGCATCACATGTGCATTGTCGTGAAAGCAAGAAAGGCTGTTATAACTGGCGAAATAATTTATTCTGTACGATTTCCTAATGGAAACATTGGTGGTACGTGGGCTTGTGATATGGAGTTGATAGCAAGTGCATGATTGGGACGCTGAAAGAATCCGCACTTATAAATGTGGGACGCATCCAAAAAAAGGAGATCTTGTTGTTCGACAGATCCTCAAACAAGGATCATTCACCAAAGAATATCGTTATGGAATTGTTACGGGGAAACTTAAATTACCAACGGGTTTGGTAATGCCCGTAATTTTGTGGTGTGGTCACGGTAAGCCAAAACGATGTATATCGAAGAATGTGGAATTGGTGGTGAGAAATGAAAAATAAAAATTATAGATTCCAACGAGGCGATTTAGTCAAAAATAAAAAGTCTATTACTTGGCGCAATCAAGATGCGCTTGGCATTATTATAGAAGACGTGGGAATGTTTAGTGGTCGGCAACTTGTTCGAATAAAGTGGATTAAGTCAAACTCGCCCGAATTAACTAAAAACTTGCGGAAGCATTATTATGCCAAGAGTCTTGAATTAGTTGCGAGTGTGTCCAAGTGAAAAAATTTCCGTCAAGCTTTATTATCGGTGAATTGGTTGAGGTTATCGATTCTCTGGATGGTCCTATTGAGGGTCGGGATATACTTGCGGGAACTTTGGGGATTGTTGTTGAACAAGTTGGTATGTCAAAAGATTATTATGTGGTTCACTTGCCTTGTGGAGAAAATCAAATTATGTCCTATAAATGGATAAGGAAGGTGTCTCGTGAATCCTGAAGAATTTTGTATTGGTGATCTTGTGGAAGATATTCAAGCTCCTGGTTCACAAGGTGTTTTCACTGGATGGGGCTATAATGGCTTTGAGCAAGTCTGTGGAGGCGTTGAGACTAAGATCGCAATCGTTACGTGGCTCAAGCATGAAGAATGTGAGGGGCATCCTGGCTCAAGCTGGCGCATCTGGACGAATGAATTAAATTTGCTTGCGAAAGGAAAATCAAATGCATGATTGGTTAGGTATTAAAGTTTTTGATGTGGGCGACATGGTTAAAGTAAAAACGCGCACTAATGGAGAGGATGATTATGGCGTTGTCACAAGCACTTCTCAAACTGGTGGTCAATGGTCCTACTTTCTTCGTTGCTTGGACGGAGTCGATTCGTGGTATCTGGGTTGGGAATTGGAGGAATTTGTAAATGTTTAAATCTGGCGATTTAGTAAAGATACTTAATGTTTATATGGAAAGCGATTTAGGCATTATTATTAGACAAGGCAAGAATCCCTGTGAAGGCGAACAAATGGCTATTACCACGGCAGAATGGCTTGTGCATTTACCGGACGGCCGAAGGGTTTGGCTTTGGGCGAATGAGATAAGAAATGTTTAATATTGGCGATTTAGTTTCTCAAAAAAGAGCAGAGATTTCGTTCGGGCTTGGGATTGTGGTGGGAATATCTGATCGCACTGCTGGACCGGATAACCCGAAGGTGTTTGCGTATCAAGTTCATTTTGCTAAAGGCAAAAAACACGGCTATAACGATTCAATTTCCAAACGATGGTTTTTGGAACAAGACATACAATTAGTTAGTGAGGCAAAAACAAATGTATAAATTTAAGATTGGAGATCTTGTTAAAGGTAATGTTAAAGTTGAGTCGTTTGGAGTTGCGTCTTTTAGTGGATATGGCATTGTTATGAAAACTCTTAGTGGAGGTTCCCACCGAAAAAATCAAAGTGTTTTTGTTTATTGGCAAGATCATCCTATAGGTATTTGGGTGGTCGCACCAAAATTAATAATAGTTGCGGAGGCAAAAAATGATAAAACAACTTAATGTTGGCGATTTGGTTGAGGGCGGTTTTGGTCTATTACATCACGATTATGGTTTGGGAATCATAATTCAAAAAAAACGCTTTGCACCCCAAGTATATGCTTATCAAATTCATTGGTCCAATCATAATACGACATGGGAACCAGTAAAACAATTAACCTTGGTGGCAAAAAATGAGTTACAACAATGATGTTTATAAATTAGAAATTGGTGATCTTGTGGAGCGCATTACATGGGATTCATTCGCTAAAAAACTCGGTGTCGTGGTAGCAATTGGTGAAGACGTACCAAGCCCCGGTGCTGGTGGTCATATGATAAAAGTGTGTTGGGCGGATAATTATGGAACCTTCTGGGCTCAACCTAGTAAACTTAAATTAATAGCAAAGGCAAAGAAAAATGTTTAAGAAAAACGAAATAGCAAAATTGCGTATGGGCTTGCATAATCGCCCCTGCCGTGTTAGAATTGTGGATGTGGTTGGTGACGATGCGATGGTTGAACAAAATAATGGAACCATTTCTATTGTGGATGTTAATGAATTGCTTCCTATCCTTGAAGGCAACGAGAAAAATTTGCGACGACGAAGGAAAAGTGAAAGACGTGCATAAAGAATTTAAAGTTGGAAATCTGGTGCGAATAAAAACTCAGAATGAATACTTTAAAATGCGAAGGGGTATTGTCTTCGGATTTACAGATCAAGGTGCTTTAAAGGTTCGGTGGTCCAACGGCACGTCCGATATTCATAGTGGGATTGGATTAATAAAGGTGGCGTGATGGACGCAACAGATTTTAATATTGGAGATTTGGTGACGGTAAGAACGACACGCGAATTGGGCGTCATCGTGAAGCTTGGCAGAGAGTATCCCGACAACGGTAGATATCGTTCGCAGTTCGCAGATATTAAATGGCACGATATGGAAAAGCCTTGTCGGATTTATAAGTGTTATGGAAACTGGGATTGTGTAAAGGTGGTGGTTCGTGCGAAAACATAGAAGAAAAATATGGGACAGCGGTCAGGACGCAAATGCTTTTTATAAACGGAAAGCGGGTGCTCACGATCATAAATTAACGAAGCGCAACAAGACGCGACAAAAGATTAGAAAGATTAAAAAAATCTTGGAGGAATACTGATGTTTTTTGAAAAGGGTGATCTTGTATGTGAAACCAAACACCCTAATAGACGAGGGTATATTTGCGAAGTCTTAACGGGTAAAAACAGTGATCGTGACTATCTTGAAGTACGGTGGCTAAACTTTCCGTGGGGCAATCCACATACGCGGACGATTGAGGTTCCAAAACATATGACTATACTCTCGAAAGGAAATAAAAATGAGAAATAAATTTGAAATCGGCGATCTGGTTAGCCACACACTCCGACCCTATACCGGAGTTATTGTCGAAATAATATACCAAGAACACTTATCGTACAAGAGAGCACCGATGTATAAAGTTGCTTGGGAGTATGGCGAGTGGATGTATGAAGTGGAAGAACAATTAAAAATAGAAGCCAGGGCGAAGTGTGCATGATGGAATTTGATAAAGGCGATTTGATAAAATCTAATCTAAGCAGTACCGTCTTTGATGAAAAAGATTGGTACGGAATTATTCTTGATGTTTGTAAAGATGCTCCTCACAAACATCCTGTTCTCGCGAACAAGTATAAGATAAGATGGTGCGGTGGTGCAACCTCGTGGCTGTTTGGGCACTCCATTGATTTAGTTTCTCGGGGCAAGAAGTAGTTATATGTATGAAGCGACTTTCAAAGTTTGCCATTGGAGATCTTGTTCGAAGACGTTCTATCTTAGCAACAAAAAACCAAGGATATGGGATCATTATAGGGCTAGATCTAAATAAGGCTGAGTGCCTGTGGAGTGATGAAGAAACAAAGTGGCTCAAGATATCCCAAATTTATTTAATTGCTCGGGGGCAAAATGGAGACATGTCATAGCTATGCTGCCGCCTATTTACTGATGTGGGCGAGCACACAGAATTCAACATTGGAGATCTAGTAACTTACCGTGAAGATTTGCTTGGAGTTAAGGGGCACACAGGAGTTGTTATTAATGTTTTTACTGATGGCGATGATATATGTTATATGATGGTAAGGTGGCATGACGGCGAAGTTTATCCCGAACTTGGGAAACATATTGTTTTGTTAGCAAGAGCAAAAAATGATAAACGATAAAGCAAATATGGGTGATTTAGTAATGTTTCGAAAACCGAATGTTCGGTGGACCGACAAGGAAGATCCATATATCTACGGAATGATTAAAAAAATAATTCCCCCCGGTAGTGGATGGAACAACGGCCGTCGATTAAAATATAATGTTCTTTCCTCCGCAGGAAGACTTTATCATGAAGTAAATCACGAAAAAATTATTATTTTATCTAAAGTAAAAAAAGCTTGATCTTTCTATTTTCCTCTGGTATAATACTTGTAATCAATAGGTGAGTGATCACCAAGGAAAAAATATGCAAGAAGTTAAATCAAGTTTAGTCAAATCAATTGGCTATAATCCACTAACCGAACAACTGTCCGTTGTTCTTCACACAGCACCCACTACTGTTTTCAATTATGATGGCGTATCACGCGCAACGTTGAATAACTTTAAGAGTTCCGACTCCAAGGGTCAGTTTTTCAACTCCAAGATTCGAGGACGTTTCCCCACGTCTAAGTCTGTAATCTGACTCGCAAAAAAAACTCTAATGTTTTTGGGCACTCCTCTTTCGGTGGAGTGCCTTTTTTCTTTAAGAATAACAAGTGGTGTGTTATAATTATAGTAAATGAGCAATCTAAAAGATATTGATGGTCTTTATGAAAAGTATCCCAAATTATTGCTCAAGAATTGTATTGACTGTAACGTGGGGTGGTACAGGATTATTGATCACATGTGCTCTGCAATCCAGACATATGTTGACGGAGAAATTGCAGAACATGATATATATCCTAAATTTTTGCGTATACAAGAAAAGTTTGGGGTATTAAATATAGAAGTTGATGATGGAGATGAAATAACAGAACTAGTTTCGCGAAGCTGCGAAATATTAAGTTATCACACTTGTGAATATTGTGGGGAACATGGGGAACTTTATTGTTCTTCCAAGTGGAGAAGCTGGTGTCACTATAAAACGCTATGTCTAGATCACGCAATTGAGTTTTATTATTATCGCTTATATCGCGATTCTGAATTTAAAAAGGATAATGAATGACAACAAATATTTTGCCTCTAAAGGCAAAGCTGTTTCTGGATACACTCCAAGGTATCTTCGAACCAAAAATTATACAACTATTATCAGAACGAAACAATAGAAAAGGCTTGCTACCAAAACAAATCTTAACCGCAGCATCAAATGATGACCCTAATTGGAAAGTGCTTCCCCCTCCTAAAGATATTTTAGATCGACGAGTAGAAATCACAGGACCACCAGTTAGAAAAATGATCATCAATGCCCTAAACTCAGGGGCAAATGTTTTCATGGCTGACTTTGAGGATTCCAATTCTCCTACTTGGGAAAACTGTACAGATGGACAACAAAATCTTTATGATGCGGTAAGAAAAAAAATAGATTTTGTTGATCCCCAAACACAAAAGGAATATAAACTAAATAAAAAAGTTGCGACTCTGTTTGTTCGTCCTCGTGGATTACACTTGGTAGAAAAAAATTATAATAATATCCCGGCAAGTCTCTTTGATTTTGGATTATACTTTTTTCATAATCACAAACAACTTCTAAAAAACGGAACTCGACCATATTTTTATTTACCTAAAATAGAACACTATAGAGAAGCTAGGTTGTGGAATGAAATATTTTCTTTTGCAGAAAGCTCTTTTGATCTTCCTGTAGGGACAATAAGAGCCACAGTGCTTATAGAGACACTGCCCGCTGCCTTTCAGATGGACAAGATTCTATATGAACTCCGGGCTCACTCTGTAGGACTAAATTGTGGACGATGGGATTATATATTTAGTTTCATCAAGTCTTTATCTCTTTCCAGGGATGCAGTGCTTCCAGATCGCGATGAAGTAGGAATGACTCAGCACTTTATGCGATCTTATACACAACTACTAATACAAACTTGTCATAAGCGCGGCGCTCACGCAATCGGGGGAATGGCTGCACAGATTCCAATCAAAAATGATCCCGAAGCAAATCATGTGGCTATGAACAAAGTTCGCGCCGATAAACTTCGAGAGGTTCAAGATGGTCACGACGGAACTTGGGTGGCGCATCCTGTTTTAGTGGATGTGGCTAAAGAAATTTTTGATGAACACCTAAAAGCACCAAACCAAATTGATAAACAAATTTGTTTAAATTATTCTATTGAGTCGGCTGATCTCTTATGCACTCCAAAGGGTCAATGCACCGAGGCTGCCTTAAGAAAAAATATAGGTATTGCCTTTCAGTATATAAATTCTTGGATAAATGGTAATGGATGTGTACCAATTGATAATCTTATGGAAGATGCTGCCACCGCAGAAATCTCTAGAGCCCAAATTTGGCAGTGGCGAAAACACAAAATATATTTATCTAATGGAAAACAAGTTACGAACAAATATCTTGGATTGGTGATAAACTCTGAAATAAAAAAATTTGAACACTACAAAAAGTTTGAAGAAACAAGTATAATTCTAAATAAGTTATGCTTTAGTGAGGAAATAATTGACTTTCTGACTTTAGAGTGTTACGATAATTTATGTGAATAATTAAGGGGAAATATTTATCAATGATAAACAGATGGAATGGAATTAAGAAATCTTATAATAAACAGGATGTGCTTGATCTTAGAGGAAGCAAGAAAATTGAATACACTCTTGCTAAAGATGGAGCCGAAAAGTTATGGGACTTACTAAATAAAAAAGATGCTGTTCGAGCCCTAGGAGCCCTTACAGGAAACCAAGCGGTACAACAGGTCAAAGCTGGATTGAAAGCAATTTATCTTAGTGGCTGGCAAGTTGCGGCTGACGCAAACCTTGCTGGTGACATGTATCCTGATCAAAGTCTTTATCCAGCGAACAGTGTTCCACAAGTTGTTAAAAAAATTAATAAAGCATTTCAGAGAGCCGACCAAATCGAAAGTGTTGAAGGAAATAATCAAATTGATTATTATGCGCCAATCGTTGCGGACGCTGAAGCTGGCTTTGGTGGACCGCTGAACGCTTATGAGTTGATGAAGGGAATGATTGAGGCTGGTGCTGCGGGCGTACACTTCGAAGATCAGTTGGCTTCTGAAAAAAAATGCGGGCATATGGGCGGAAAAGTTCTTGTTCCAACAAGCCAATTTATTCGTACCCTGACTGCGGCAAGATTGGCGGCTGATGTGTGCGACACTCCAACTGTATTGATTGCTCGCACTGATGCCAATAGCGCGAAGCTTATTACCTCTGATGTGGACGAGCGAGATCATAAATTTATGACTGGCGAAAGAACACCGGAGGGATTTTATAAAATCACAGGTGGTTTAGAAATGGGGATCGCTCGTGGTTTAGCTTATGCTCCTTATGCAGACTTGCTATGGCTTGAGACTTCAACACCATGTCTTGAGGAGGCAAAGAAATTTGCTGATGCGATTCATTCGAAATTTCCAGATAAATTATTAGCTTATAACTGTTCCCCATCTTTTAACTGGGAAAAGCATTTGGACAAATATACGATTGCTATGTTTCAAAACTCTTTAGAGAAAATGGGATACAAATTCCAGTTTGTAACTTTAGCTGGATTCCATTCATTAAATTATAGTATGTTTTCTTTGGCTAGGGATTATAAAGATTTAGGAATGACTGCTTATTCTGAATTGCAACAAAAAGAATTTGATCAAGTTCATAATGGATTTACTGCTGTAAAGCATCAAAGAGAAGTTGGCACAGGCTATTTTGACAGGGTTTCCGAGGTTATTAGCGGGGGCGAGTCTTCAACCCTAGCATTAATAAATTCTACTGAAGAAGAACAGTTCTAAATATTTTTTTTCTTGACACGCACATCCTCATAGTTTAGAATAGTATTCATAAGGTCGCAACTCGACTCAAGGAAACTATGAGGGGAACACTAGCATTTATTATTTTAATAAACGTCTTCCAATGCGAAGAACGTCCGCAAATAACGTGCAATAACAAGTTTTTTAAATGTGCTGAAGACTGTGGTGATATATGCGAGAGATCAATAAATTTTGCTCATGAGTTTGGAAAGTGTTTTACTATTTGTAACACGCCTTGTCGAAAAGAGTATTGTAAAAAATAAGCTATGATGAATAAGAATAGATTCGAGATTGGAGATATGATAGTTTCCATTTGTGGTGATTATGGGCTAGTGTTAAAGACAGGACTTAGAACAGATGATGCCGGAAATGGTAAAGCGGGCGTCTATGCACGTTGGGCGAAGGAAAAACTTTCGTTTTGGATGGATATGGATGAGCCCGCAATTGAGCTTTTTTGCTCAAAAGGAGAAGAAGAATGAGTGTTGAAGTCATTGGTGCCCTTGTAGTCGTTGGACTAGTAGGGGCATTTTTTTATTTGCGTTCTCGCAATAAATAAGAGGTAATAATGCCAAAACAATTAGAGATAGCCGATTATATCGGCCTAGCGACCATGGTCGCGACTTTTGGGCTAATGTTAGCCTTTTTGTTATAAGGAGAAAAATAAATGAAATTTAACAAAAAAACAATGCAAAAAATTGGACTTGGTGCCCTCGTTATGGGTACGATGTTGTTGATCGGTAATGTGGCGATGGCTTCAGAAACCGGAGTGTGGACCACTCTTAGTGTGTCCGGTAATCTAACCAAAAACCTAACCCTAAATGTTGGGGAAGAATTGCGGTTTGGAGATATTGCTGGTCCAACGTTGTCTAGACAACATACCGACATTGGTGTCACTAGTCAAGTTAGTGATATTGTTAATGTTGGTGTTGGGTATCGCAACGTAAGCACTGGTGAGCAGCGCGTTTCGGTTTCACTTGGGTTGCGACTTTTGACGGGAACTATTAATTTAGATAGTTTGTCAAAGTTGGAATTGCGAGATGGAGATACCATTCGTGGGCGAACTTCGCTTTCGGCAGTCGCATCAGTTGCGGGTGTTGCACCTTTTGTATCAGACGAAGTGTTCGTTGATGATTCCGGTGTGACCGGCAATCGTGCTACAATTGGCGTAAGCAAATCGCTTACCAATTCGGTTGGAGTTAACGCATTTTATATGCTCAATTCCGCCATCGGAGATACTACGACCAGTGCTCATATTTTGGGTCTTGGACTTAGCGTATCACTATAATAAAAATTAGGTAAAAAAAGATATTTTTTTGGGGGCAATAGCCCCCTTTTTTTTGCTTACTTTTTAAGTCCAAGTGTGTTAATATACTCTTATGAAAAACGCACTTATAAATGGAGATTCTTTGGACATTCTAAAGAAATTACCAAACAACTCTTTCGACTCGATGGTAACTGACCCGCCCGCAGGAATTGCATTTATGGGTAAAAAATGGGATAAAGATAAGGGTGGGCGCAAGTTATGGATTGCTTGGCTAGAATCTATTATGACCGAAGCCTTACGCACTCTCAAACCAGGAGCGCACATTTTAGTTTGGGCAATTCCCAGAACAAGTCATTGGACTGCTACCGCAATTGAAAATGCCGAATTTGAAATCAGGGATGTTGTTACGCATATTTTTGGAAGTGGATTTCCCAAGTCTCATAACATAGGTAAAAAAATAAAAGAGTTTGATGGTTGGGGCACCGCTTTAAAACCTGCCAGTGAACATTGGATTTTAGCAAGGAAACCTTTATCAGAAAAGACTATTGCTGCTAATGTTTTAGAACACGGCACAGGTGGAATCAACATTGATGCGAGTAGAATAAAAGCAGGACAAAATGATGGGCGTTTTCCTGCTAATCTTATTCTATCTCACAAACCAGGTTGTAAACAAGTGGGAAGCAAGGAAGGAAAAGGTTATACCATCAATAGATTTACCGATGGAGCCAAACCTTTTGGTAATGGCGCGGGTCATCCTTATAAAGTAGAAGATCAAGGACCAGAAACAATTGCAGTATGGGATTGCAATGATGATTGCGCGGTAAAACAATTAGGTGAAGAAAATCGCTTCTTTTATTGTGCTAAGGCTTCAAAAAAAGAGAAAACATTAAATAAAACAATTGATAACAAGCATCCTACTGTAAAATCTCTTAAATTAATGAAATACTTAATAAATCTTGTAACACCTCCTGGTGGGGTTGTGCTGGACCCATTTATGGGGAGTGGTACAACCGGACAAGCAGCATTAGAAGACGATTTCGGCTTTGTGGGGGTCGAATTGGAGGCTGATAGCTTTGAGATCTGTAAGGCTAGGTGCTCAAACATAGAAACCCTAATTGTTAATAAAAAGATAGAGGAAAAAAGTATTGATCAAGTCGTTTTAGTGTGATACCATAGAGGTATGAAAAATAAAAAATATTTGGTGATAGATACCGAAACAGGTGGTCTAGATCCAGAAAAAAACAGTATTTTAAGCATCGCGGGTGTCTTATGGGAACCAGGAAAGACAGTTGAGCCTGTTTTTGACCTATATGTCAAAGAACACTTCATAAATGTTGAAGAAGCAGCACTAAAAGTTAATAAAATCAATATGAATGAAGTGCATTTGGCTGATGAACCGTATATCGTTGTAAAAAAGATTCAAAATGCCTTAAATGAGCGTCTTGGCCAAGACAGAAAAGCAATTCAACTTGTTGGTCACAATGTTGCCTTTGATATTGCGTTTACAAAACGACTTTATCGTCATGCGGGCTTAGAAAAAGAATATAGCAACGACTTTCGCGATAGAGCGATGGATACTTGCTCTATTTTGGAATTTTTGATGCTTTCTGGGAAAGTGGAAGGCTATAGAGCCTCCGGTGATGTTTTATTTAAAGCAGCGGGTGTTGAAATCGAAGAAAAAGACCGTCACACGGCTTTAGGTGATGCTGTCGCCACAGCTTATGCTTTAGAGTCATTAATTACGAAATTTTAGGAGAAAATTATGTCAAAAGATAAAAAGAAAGCATGGGGAACCTTGTTAAGCGAAAAACCAACATTAAAAGAGATTGCCGCTTACTATAAGGGCAAAGGTGGTGGTCCAGAAGGCGAATCGCACGTTATTGATGCAAATGCCGACAAGAAAGAAGGCTTTGTTTGGGTTTATAGCACAAAAGCCGACGCAACCAAGATTATTGAACGTTGTGGAGACGCAATTTTGGATTATAGCTTTTTAGATGCACAGGGTGTTCAATTAAAAATTGATCGCAAAGCTTTTCGCGGAATACATTGTGCATTTAGAAATGTAAAGTAAAATTTATCCTACTATTTATTGTATATGTCATATTCATCCGACTATATAATAACTACCTTATCGAGTTCTATAGAACAACGAACATTTATGAATGGGGCAACTCGTGCTCCTTTTTCTATCGCATTAAAAGGACGAATCGGTCTGCGCGGTGGGTGTGTTCCATATATTGTTTTTCCAGGTGGTTCAATCCCATCTTATCCCCCGGTAGCAGGTTGTAATTGATAATGAATGGAATATTATAATAATATTCCTTTATTAATCTTAATAAACTAAAAATTCCTAATAAATGATTATCCTTGACCTCAAGGGGATTCTCTGTCATAATAGTATTACCCAAATTAGGAGGGGTGATGACTATATTAGACAAGGACTTAGAAAAGAAACTATTTGAAGCCGGTATGGGCGAGCTTACGTTGTGGCTTATTAAAAAAGGGTGGACACTTGATCTAGATTATCTTAATCAAGACGAAATGTTACCATCTAGCAAGCTTATAAACATAAGCACACGCCAAGGAATAGAAAAACAATTTTATTCTTTATTACATGAATGTGGTCACTTGCTTATTCAATCAAACTGGGAAAACTACGAGAAAGCATATCCAGCCACAGCAAGGATGTATGCTTATGCCACCACTAATAAACAATTAGCGCGTAGCCCCAAATATAAAGTGGATTGCATATCGGAAGAACTCGAAGCATGGCGACGAGGAAAGAAACTAGCAGATCGCTTATCATTATATTATAGTGAGGAGAGGTATAATGACTTAACAGCCAAGTGTGTTTATACCTATATTCAATGGGCAAACAAGTAGAAGATGGCGATGCCTTTGGTAGCCGATATTTAGATATTTTTAAGGTTGGTGATTTAGTTTCGTGGGCTCACCTAGGGAATACCAAAGAATATGGTTATATAATAAAAATTTATAATGAAAAGATGAGGGCAAATCGTTGTTTTGTATTTGCTCGCATTCGTAAAACAGATGGTTCAACCGAGAACTTTATGTTATCGGAAATACAAAAAGAATCATAAAAAAAGGGTTGTTGTATGTTTTGGGATATAGTTACAAATGTGGGCGATGAGAAAAAACCTTGGGAAGATGTTCCAATCGAAGTTTTGATCGAGGAGGAGCGCAAAGAAAAAGAAGCACTTAGAGATAGGCGCGAACGTTTGTATGCTCCTTCGCCGACACCACCAGAGCCTAGATCTGAAGATCCCGAGACTGATCTAAATGAGAACGAGGATGACTTTAAGATTGTCATCAAATTATAGTGCTAATTTCCAAAAAAATGCGATTGCCGATTGCGTTGATGCTTCTCACAGTCTTCAACGCCATTGACGCATTTTTTACGCTAAAATACATAAAATTTGGTGCTCTATGCGAAGCCAACCCCTTAATGGATTCGCTATTGCAAAGCAATCACTACCTTTTCATTTTTTATAAACTCGTTGTTGTAAATTTTTGTGTTTGGGCTCTTTACAAAAACAATAAGACCAAAATAGTTCCTTTTATTCTGTATTTGCTTACTTTTATCTATAGTTTGCTAATGATGTGGTGGGGATATATGATTTTCCTTCTTTACTGAACTATTTATAGTGATGAAGAATGAATTCGACCGGCTTTCGGCAGTACAACCTTTAATAAAGAGTCTATACGAAGCTTCTAAAGAAACATTGGGATTTGATCCTGATGCCAAAATTGTTATTCTAACAAACGAAGAAAATTCGAATAATCCTCTTGGCAAAACAGCCTATTATGATCCGGGAAGTCACAAAATTGGATTGTATACTCAAGGTCGTCATGTAAAAGATATTATGCGCTCATTGTCGCATGAATTGGTTCATCATTCCCAAAATTGTCGCGGAGACTTCAATGAAGGCTTAGCCACCGTAGAAGGATACGCGCAAGAAGATGGTCACTTGCGAGAAATGGAACGAGAAGCCTATGAAACAGGCAATCTAATCTTTCGTGACTGGGAAGATAATTATAAACGTAATGATAATACGAAACTATTTACTGATACTTCAATTATGGGAGAAAAACTAATGGAAGACAAAGAAACAAAACTACGCGAGGTAATTCGCGGACTGGTAAAAGAAATGTTGGTCACGGTAAAAGAAGGTGATGATGGGATTAATTCATCCAAAGCCAATGCAGAAGAAGAACAAGCAGAGGCATCTGAGCAACGAGCGGGGGCTTCAGTGGAAGCTGCCGAAGCGGGCGAGGAAGAAATTCAAGCTGAGAATGCAACTCCCGGTGGTGGCGACAAAGCCGATGAACGCGAAGAAAAAGAAGATCCCGAACGTGAAGAAGGCGAAAAAGAAGAACTGGGAATGAATGAATCTACATTTTTTCCAAAAACTCATGACATTCGCGAAAAGGCAAGACATCAAACCCACGAAGCTCTAATGAAGCGATGGGGCTATACTAAAAAAAATGATTAATGATCTCAATAGTCGGTGGAAAGAGTTTATACTTAATGAAGGCGTCACGCCGGATATTAGTGTATGGGTTCAGTCTCTTAAAGAAAGCCTGGGAATGATTAAACCCAGATCTATGAGAGAGAGTAAGCGCATTGAGCTTATGAAACATCAATTGAACGAAATTAGAAAAGCGTCTAATCGCTTACAGCGAGAAAACCAAATTCTTCAAGAAGAAAATCAACTACTACAAGAACAGGACACGTCCAAGGAATAGAAATGTCATCGCTATTACTAGAGGGTGGATTATACGGTCATCTCAATCACCTATATGATAATCCAGATTTATCCTTTGGTGAAATAAAAAAAATATTTGATACCGCATCAAGTGGAGAACTCAAAGGAACAGAAAAGACCGATGGTCAAAACCTTTTTATTTCTTATTCCGTAAAAGATGGCAAAGCGAAAGCTGCGCGGAACAAAGGAAACATAAAAACAGGTGGAATGGACGCTATGCAACTTGCGAGTAAGTTTGCTGATCGTGGAGCGTTAGAAAAAGCGTTTGTTGATTCTTTTGATGCCTTTGAAAAGGTAATAAGCCAGTTATCCCCCGAAGAACAAAGAGAAATCTTTGGAGAAGACGCCAATATTTTTTATAATGCTGAAATTATGGACCCGGCGAATCCAAACGTCATCAACTATGACACTCGGTCTTTGGTCATACATCAGAAAGGTCATTCTGAATTTGATCGTGAAACTGGAAACATAAAAGATACTGATGTGTCCAATAATGTGGCTATTTTGCAGAACGCACTAGAGGGTGTTCAACAGTCCGAAGCGGCTGAAGACTTTACAGTACAAATGAACGCCATCAAGAACCTACAGAGCCTTGAGAACGATGCAGCCTTAAAGAAAGCAGATCAGAGAATCAATAAAATAATCTCTAGTGTTGGCCTGTCAGACGGAAGCACTATTGGTGATTTTGTCAATGCACGATTGTCACCTATAATCGCTAATAAGTTTCCCATGCTCGATGATGCTCGTAAAGATATGTTGATACGAAGAATCGCTGGTGAAAAAGGAATCAAAGTTACTGCCATTACCAAGGGACTTGATAAAGAAGCAAAAGCAGAAATAAATTCCTTTGTGAAAGGTGGAAAGAAAATCATGGGAGAAGTGATTGGTCCACTAGAGAAAACAATTCATGACTTCTCTGTAGAAATGTTGCGAGGTTTAGAAAGTGCATTTATTTTAGATAATGATTCCGAAGTAAAGCGTTTGGCTGGTGAAGTTGGAATCGCAATAGATGCAATCAATGGTTCTAATCGTGATGATGTAATGGATGTGGTTCGTAAGCATTTAGAAAAGATTGGTAAAGCAGAAAACATTAGTACAGCCACCGAGGGATTTGTATTTGATTGGGATGGTGTGACTTATAAATTTACCGGAAACTTTGCGCCAGCAAATCAAATCTTAGGAATATTCAAATATGGTCGTGGAAAGATCCCAGCCCTACAAAAAGAAGTTATGCTAGAACAAGAATCTGGAAAGACGATAGGTATTCATCCTGGTGGCTTTAAACCACCACATGCTGGTCATTTTTTGGGAGCCAAACATTTATTGGACAGCGGAGCAGATGAAGTCATCGTAATAATATCTCCTAAGCCCCGTGAGGGATATTCTACAGATAAAAAGAAGACAATAGAAATAAATGCCGATCAATCTTTAAAGTTATGGCAACTTTATATAAAGGCTAATGGAATTGGAAATAAGATGTCGGTAATGATATCCGATAAAAACTCTCCTGTGGCTTCAGTATATGATTATTTAGAAACTCTTGATAACGAAGAAACTGTTTTTCTTGGAAAGGGCGAAAAAGACCAGACTGATACTAGATTTGATAGAGCCCAAGCATTTGCAGATAAAAGAGACTTGGGATTATCTGTAGAAATGATTAATACTCCTATGTTTGGTGGTGGAATATCAGGAACTCAAATGCGAGAGATTATCGCTAATAACGATTTTAAGTCTTTTGCTAAATATATACCCTTAAAGAATCTTAAAGATAAGAAAAAGGCTTGGAGCATTATGACTAAAAAAATTAAAGAACACTATATCGATAGGAATACTTTTATGAAAGAGACAATTCTAAGAGAAGCAATCCGCAAAATCATCGCCAAAGCAGATAAAAAAGTAAAGGTGGAAGAAGACGTTTTGCGAGGAGTTATTCAAAAACTTATTCTAGAAAACGAAGCAGACCGAGTGCCACACGCATCCACTGCTATTAATTTTCTGGAAGACTTATTGAAAAGTATCCTTCCTGGGATTGAGCAAGATTATAAATCATTGACCACAAAACAAGAACAGCGGGATGCTTTTCGTTCTCAATTAGTTTCTTCTGTCAATACTGCTTTAGAAACCGCGAACATAAATAGTCAAGCCACTGAAATGAGTACCGATGGAACATCCAGTGAAGAATTTATTGAGATTGATGAAGAAATTGAAATTGATATAACAGATGACGATAAATTTATTGATATTGACCCAGGTATCGAGAGCGATGATGAAGAAGAAGACAAGGAAAAACAAGATGAAGAAGCAAACGCAACCGGAGCAAAGCTCGCCGCACAATCGTTTGACTCCATAGAAAAACAAATCCTAGAATCATACAACACCCTAAGTGATGACGAGGATCAAAAAACTTTCCAAGATTATTTGATTACGAATCTAAAACTTTATTTTGATAAGTGGGAAAAAGAACTTGGTGAAGTTATTGAACCGACAACTGATGAATATGAAGAAGAGAAAGTAGAATCTGATGAGGAAGAAATTGATGCAGAAGCTAGTGAAGAAGAAGATCTTGGAACTGAAGAAGAAGGTGATGAAGAAGAACTTGACTTCGATCTATAATAATAGTATCCTTAACTTCATGAAGTTCGAAAAAATTGCTACTGAAATTGGTAAACTTGTTGATGAAAAAGATGCTGCTTATGGAAGTTCTTTCCTGAAGTCAGAAAAAATTTTAAAGATTCTATATCCAAATGGAATTGAGCCAGAACAATATAAAGATATGCTGGCTATTACTCGCATCATTGATAAGCTGTTTAGAATTGCAACTAAAAAAGATGCGTTTGGAGAAAATCCATTCAAAGATATAGCGGGTTATGGTATACTGGGTGTAGCTAATGGCGAATCTGAAAAGAAATGACGGACGGAATAAAGATTATTCTATCTCTAATAGATTAAGGAAGCAAGGAAAATCTAGTGAGGAGTTTGAGATCATCTTTAACGCCCTTTCCCTTGAAGAAGTTATTGGTCTAAAATTGGAATTGACTGCGAAGTCATCTTTTAATAAAAAATTATATGGATTGCCACTTTGGTATTCTATCCCAAACATTGTAAAAGACGCGGTATTGAAATATGCCCTATCCGCAACACGTTCGAAGCGAGAGGCTGCACGGTTTCTTGGTCTGAACGAATTAGGTATGAAGAAAACTATAAATAGGTATAAGATTGATGATTATTTTGAACAAACACTTGACAAAGGGGTCAAGGACAGTTAGAATATAAATTAGTTTATGGGCAACAAGATAAAGCAGTTTTTTTATATAATTTTAAGGTGCTTCAATGGCTCTGTTGAAGCTAGCCAAACTAACTCATGTTAGTATTGAAACGAGCCTAGCTTTGTTGCTGTGAATAAGTAACAATCTTGTTGTTTTTTTTGCGAATGTAGCTCAACTGGCAGAGTGTCAGCCTTCCAAGCTGAAAGTTGCGGGTTCGAACCCCGCCATTCGCTTTTCATTACAAAAAAAAAATTTAATCTGCTATAATACTTATTACTACGGGGGTGAACTGGATTCGACAGAGTGTCGAGATAGATTTGTGCAAGGGTGTATAAGCAAACACTAAAAGGCTTAAAATAAATAACTGCTAACGATAATGTTGCATTAACTTTGGCTGCGTAAGCAATCAAAGCGGGGTTTACGGCTTCCTTGTTACCCAAAACCGTGTTTTAACACACACACACACAAAGGAGGACATTTATTATGTCAGAAAATAAAAATAAAAATGGTTATGAAATTCGAGAAGGATTGCTTGGGATGGCGCAAGGTATTCTAGGTGATAAATGCAATCGCGACTTTGAGAATGAAATGATCAAACCCGATGGAGCGCGAAATGCTGTTCCTTCTTATACAACTGAAGAAATAATTGCTGAAGCTGAAAAGCTTTACGCATTTGTTCAGAAGAAAGATTAAGATATAACCTTGTATATCGCAAATTTATTTAAGCATTGTGGACTGCGGTTCGATACCGCACACCTCCAATTCCATTTTTCTATTGACAAATAATCTTCTAAACCGACTGGACGGCAAAACCAGTGGCGGATACATTGAGAACTATGAAGACCTTCTTTCAGAAATGAAGGCGATTTAAGGAGAATGAGAATGAGCGATAACCGCCCAAAGACCTATAAAGGAAAGCAGGTAGAATACAGAGGTGAGATCTCCGATAGAGACTCTTTCGAAGGTAAGGAAAAGGGAATTTATTATATGATTTCCACTGGTTCTTTTTATTGTTATTATGATGGCGATGGATCGCTTGATGCGCAGTTTATACCCAACCCGCATGATCCGGATCATGCGCATATGGAACCTTGTTGGTATAGTGAGTTGCGGGAGAGAAATGAAAATAAACAATCCTTTCCTAACAACAAAACAAAATAAAGGATTGTTTATTTTGGAACAAAAGGTAATCACTTGGACCCAAGTGGGGTAAATTTGTGACTCCCGCCACCTCCATTATTTTTTTTCTTTTTCTTGATCTTAGATCCTATTTATGGTAAGGTATTATTATGAACATCGGAGATAAAGTTTTTTTACTATATACGCATCGCAACACAAAGGAAACTTTTTGTGAAGGCCCATCGGAAATAACTAATTATCAAGTTAATCCTCATAACGATGAGGGTGTTATAGTTATCAAAGATATTAATGGAAAATCAAGAGCTGTTGATCTAGAAGGTACATCCAGTCACGACGTTGACGTTCACATCGTATATTAGTTATTCTTTTTCCATTCTAAAAAAGAATTTTCATCTAGATCTAGAGTTTGATATACTATTTTTTTTAATTTATCTTTATCCTCTTTAGAAGTTGCCCACACCCAAGCCAATGATGTTTTTTTTTGACTTATTCGCTTTTGTGCCTGTATAATCTCTTTTTCTATGTCCAAAAAATCTTCGCTACATAAATCTGGCAAAATAATATCATAATCATTTGAAATGGAAATTAAGCCAATCAAGTTATTGTTTTCATAATATTTTGATAGTCTTTTGAATACTTCATGAGCATCAGACTTCTTAGATACGTCGGGGTGTACCTTTTTTGCCAAATTGCGATAAATTTTTTGCGCTAATGGAGATGATGGTATACTATCATCCAAGGAAGCCTTTGGTTCTTTTTTTTGTTTATTTTTAGAAGAATTCAAATAGGATATTTCACCAGAAAAATCATTTGCAAATTTTTTATTATATCTAGACAAGATCTCATCTGTTTCTTCGTTCTCTAGATTGATCCATTCAACTTTAAGAAATATTTTCTTTAATTTACGAGACACAATACTCTAAATATTTATAATGTCGATGATAAGTTTATATTTATTATAATCTTTTAGTAGTTTTCTCATAGACTTGCGATAAATCATATAAATTTCTTTATTTGTGGTAGCCATACACAAATTTTCAAACCCTCTATAAGCAGAATGTAATGCTCCAACAACTTCACCACGACTATTCAGTATTGGGGAGCCTGAAGATCCACCCTTGGCAGGAATAGAAAAAACATACGAAGTTTTTCGGTTACTACGAACCTTCTTACTACCCAAATAAAATCCTTCAAATAACGGGATCATTTTAGAAGACCACAATCCCATAGGGGCGGCTATGTTATAATACTTCTCTCCAATTATTGGCTTAGAATTGGAAATTTTCAATGCTGGACGCGATATCTTGGCTGAACCCAGTATACATATATCGGCTTCAAAATCAAAAGCAATTGGAATTGCCGCATATGTTTTGCCTTTATAATCGTTTAGGATATATAAAGCCCTTTCAGTCATTTTCCACGCAGGGTTCTTAGGTGAGTAGTCCTGCACAAAATAATTTATTTGATTTCCGTAAAGAATGCTACAAACGTGTGCTGAAGTTCCTACGAGTGTAATCTCTCTATCGTGTCCAACAATAAAACCGGAAGCTGATGAGCGCAAATCAATTTCATATTCTTCTAAATTTGCTTCGGCTACCGCAGAGGAGGTTTTTGTTAGGTAGATGTTTTTATAAATATCAATCTTGATGAAGGAACGTCTTTTATCTCTGAATAAATCTCCTGGCCCAAATAGGGCTGTGCTTGACGCACATGATGCACATCCCATAAAAGTAATGAACATCATAAATACTATAACTAATTTTGCAACCGCATTTTTCAAGATTATTTTTTTTTCCCTACAAAGTAACTATAAAGAAAATTCTCAAACGACCACCCTATTTAGGATAGGACTTTGAATATACTTACTGAAAACGGAAAATTTATATGACAAAAAAATACTATGTAATTGATACTAGTGTATATCTTACTGATTATCGAGCAATATATTCTTACAACAATGACAATATTATTGTTCCATTGATTGTGCTTGAAGAATTAGATAATTGTAAAAAAAGACCGAATGGGGTTGGCGCAAATGCGAGGGGCATTATTAGAGTTCTAGATGAGTTACGAACTCATGGAAGTTTTCAAAAAGGGATAAGAATTAAAAAGGGTTCAGGTTTGATATTGACAATGTCTCCAAACCTAAATGAATTACCAAAAGGTTATGATCCTATGGTCGCGGATCATCAAATTATAGCCACCGCACTCACAGCGCAAAAGTCTTTTCCCACTAGAAAAATAATTGTCGTCTCAAACGACATTAATTTGAGAATCAAATGTGATGCGATTGGAGTACCCGCAGAAAGCTATAAAACGGAAAAAGTCATAGAAACGCAAAATGAACTTTATAGTGGGTTTAAGAAAATATTAGTTGATGATCAGTTTATTGATCATTTTTATTCAGGTGAAAAAATATTTCTAAATGATATTAACGATAAATTATCACTTTACCCAAATCAATTTGTGTTGTTATCTTCTTCGTCTAACGAAAAAAAGACAGCAATTGCTAGATTCATAAACGAACAAACAGAGTTTAAAAAAATTATCGATAGAAAAGAAGAAGATATGTGGGGAATCGCACCAAAAAATAAAGAACAAAATTTTGCTTTAGATTTACTTTTAGATCCTGATGTTCCGGTTGTATCTTTGATTGGAAAAGCAGGAAGCGGAAAGACGTTATGTGCTCTCGCCGCCGGCCTTCAACAAGTAATGGGATCAAGTCCTACATATAATCGCCTTATTGTTTCTAGACCAGTAATGCCTATGGGGAAAGATCTTGGATATTTGCCTGGAACAATGGAAGAAAAAATGACTCCGTGGCTGGCACCAATTCAAGATAATCTGAGGTTTTTATTCGGGGATGACAATTTGATGTTGGGTGAGTATATGAATAAAAAAATTATTGAATTAGAAGCATTAACCTATATTCGTGGTCGATCAATTCAAAAGGCATTTATTGTAATTGATGAATGTCAAAATTTATCTAGACACGAAATCAAAACCATTCTAACTAGAGTTGGAGATGGTACTAAAATTATCTTGACAGGCGATATCGAACAGATAGATAATGTCAATATTGATGAGACTACAAATGGACTAACTTATGTAATTGAAAAACTTAAGCCTTATGACCTAACGGGGCATATCACTTTCATAAAAGGTGAAAGAAGTAAAGTTGCAACTTTGTGCGCCAACACTCTTTAACTTTTTTTAACTTTTAACTTGACAGACTTTGCGAAGCATGATATTAATTAAAATACATTATTTAAATATATGAAAGATTACATAAAAAGCAGTTCTTCTCACACATTAAAAAACAGAAATGAATTTTCTCTTTTAAAAGGCCTTGTGCCTGTCGTTGTTATAAACAAGCTTCCAAATGATATTGACTTCAATAACATTATTAAGAATTTAGAGAAAAATATTCCTTCACAAATCTTAAATCTTATAGATGGAATCTATATAGGTGATTTTAAAGAGTTAGAAGAAAGAAATATTGAGGCTATGTTTAAAGATGGAGTTATTTATTTATCTTCTTTTAAAAATATAGATTATGCTTCTGAAGAATTGATTGCTAGAAATATCTGTCATGAATTGGCACATGCCTTAGAAGAAAAGATGGGCTATGAAATTTATGGTGATAAATTAATTCAAAATGAGTTTAAAGCCAAAAAAGATAAGCTAATTTCTTTACTAAATCATGAAGGCTTTTATTTTTCTAGAAATATCTTTTTTGATCCTGATCTCACTGATGAATTAGATGATTTATTATATAATGAGATAGGTTATGATCGTCTTTCATTAATAATTCCAAATTTATTTATTTCTCCTTATTCGGTTACATCAATTCGTGAATATTTTGCAAACGGTGTTGAAGAATATTTATTTGGAGATCCTGATTTATTAAAGAATGTAAATCCTGTGCTTTACTCCAAGATTAATAAAATATATAATGAAATTAGTTAAATACTCTTTGACTTCTTCTCTTTTACATGATAGACTATTACTCTAACGTTGGCTTATGCCACAAGGAGTTAATATGCCTCATGTATCTTTTAGCGCACTCAAAAACTGGGATTTTTGCCCCTTTTATCATAAATTAACTTACATAGATAAGTTAAAGGGATTCACAGGAAATGTATATACTGCATTTGGTTCTGCGCTTCATGAAGCCTGTGAAAAACTAGTTTTAAATAACACAGAAGATTATGATAAGATTTTCAGTGATTCATTTGATGAAGAACTAGGAAAGTTAGAAGAAATAACAGCCAAAGAACAAAAAATGATTGGTGATATGAAAGTGCATGGTGTTGAACTGGCTGCGTTAGTTCTAAAAGCACTGAAACTAAAGTTTCCACAATATACAGTCATCTCGGCAGAAGAACAAATCTTTGAACCTATTGTAGATAGTCCCGGAGACTATGACTATAAAGGCTTTCTAGATCTTGTGATAAAGAC